TAGTTATCTAAATAAATTAGGTGATACTGGCTTTTTAAACAATTCTGTAGGCTCATCTTCATATCGATTAGATGTCAATACTATTCCTGGTGCCTTTGGGCATCAAGTAACAGTTGTGAATACTATATTTGGTAATTTACATTTTGTTGCTGAACCTCTATTAAGAGGCCCATGGGAAAATTACTGTGTTGCAGTTGATATGGGTAATGTAGCTTATAGACCACTTGTGGGAAATGGTGTGAGTCGAGACACTTTTATAGAAACTAACGTTCAAGCCAATGGTATTGATGGTCGACAAGACCAAATCATTACTGAAGGTGGTCTTGAAATTAGTTTACCTGAAACTCACGCAATTCTTAAGTTTACTTAAGGGAGGTAGATTATGGCTATTCAAGGAATAGGAGTTGCTGCTGCTTTAGTTGGTTCAACTGTTACAGATGGTACAACAAAAGCCACAGAAGATGCTTATGGCTATTGGCAAAAAGTATCTGAAGAAGGCGTTGAGTATTTATATCATGCTGAAATGGACCCTTCTGATACTGATGCAATGATAGTAAGCCCTGGTATAGAAGGTAAATGGGTTAATGGAAATAAAATTGTAGTAGGATTTAATATTACTACAGCAGGTGCTAATGTAGCATCTGATTTTCATATCGAAGGTGGAATGGATGGTAAAAACTGGGTAATGATAGGCTCATCTCTTGATGATGATATCGAACCTGATGGTACAGGTGTTCAACTTTATACAGTTGATTT